TGCTTATGCTCAATTAACCAAAAAACAAAAAGATGAACTTGAACAAAAGTTTTCTACTATTGATAAAGGTTATGTTAATGAATTTGAGAGCAGAGTTAAAACTAGTTTAGCAGCAGCTAAATTAGCATTAAAAAATGCAATTGAATCTCAAGACGTTGAAGCACAAATTGCAGCACAAGAACAACTAGCTAGTTTGAGTGTTGAAAACGCAAGACTTGTTGCTTTAAAACAATCACAAATATCTACACCTACTAAAGAAGTTAACATTACTCCTCAACAATACGAGCAAGTGTATACTTATAATGGTAGACAATTACCAAATGACATACCTACGGATCCTAAAGCAGAAGCTTGGGCAGCTAAAAATACATGGTTTGGTAATGATTCTGCAATGACTTATACTGCATTTGATATGCATAAAAAACTTGTAGAAGAAGAAGGATATGACCCTAAATCTGATGAATATTATGTTGAAATTGATAAAAGGATAAGACTTGAATTTCCACATAAATTTGATAAGATAGAAGGTACTTCTACAGAAAGAGCAAAACCTGCTCAAGCTGTAGCATCGGCTAAACGTTCAGCCCCAACAGGACGCAGAAAAACTGTGAAGCTCTCGCCGTCACAGGTAGCAATTGCTAAAAGATTAGGCGTGCCACTAGAAGAATATGCGAAACAATTAAACATCACGGAAGGAGTATAGGCATATGGAAAACGAAAAAATAACAACTTCACGTGCGAGTCAAGAACGAACTAAAACTGAAAAGAAAAAAGTTTGGACTCCACCCTCATCACTAGATGCACCACCTGCGCCAGACGGCTATCGTCACCAGTGGATAAGAGCAGAATCTATGGGTTTTCAAGATACGAAAAACGTAGCTGCTTCATTACGAGAAGGATATGAATTAGTTAGATCTGATGAATATCCAGAAGGTAATTTTCCAACAGAGACGGAAGGCAAATACGCAGGAGTCATTGGAGTAGGAGGCCTATTGCTGGCTAGGATACCAGAAGAGATCGCAAAGCAGATTGATGCATATTATGCAAAACAAACTGCAGACAAAGAAGAAGCAATTAATAACGATCTCATGAAGGAACAGCACCCAAGTATGCCAATCAATAATGAAAGGCAGACTCGTGTAACCTTCGGTGGTACAAAGAAATAATTTTTTAGTAATTTCTAATACCAACGAATTAACTTTAACAATTAAAACAAGGAAAATACTATGGCAAACTCAAGCACAGTAGGATTCGGTTTAAGAGCAGTCATGAATGTTGGAAACACTCCAGCTACTTCAGGACAATCTGAATACCTAGTCCAAACAGCACCAGGAGTTGGTTTGTATAAAGGTGACCCTGCATCTATTCAAGATGCTTCAGGAGCACAAGGATATGCACAAGATGCATCTTTTACACTTACTGACGATGGTGGAGCCGGTGGATCTTCATATACGAACGCAACAGAAGCACTTTTAATAGGTGTTCTTAACGGGTTCTTCTATATTGATTCAACTGGAAAACCAACTTTCGCTAATTCAGTTCCAGCAGGAACTACAACTAGCGTGAATTACAATACAGGTAGTAATGATATTACTGCTTTTGTAATTGATAATCCAAATCAAGAATATGTAGTAAAATTAGACGATGCTGTTACACAAGCAGGATTCGGACTAACTACTTCATATAATATTAACAACTGGACAGCGTCATCTAATAAAGACGGTCAATCGATCGCTACTTTAGATACGACTACTCCAGCATCAACAAAGATGTTTACATTAGTAAGATCTGCAAATGACCCAGAAAATAAAGATATTTCTGTAGCAGGAGCAAACGTGATCGTTACTATTTCTAAAGCGTCTGCGTTGTATAACTAATAGCGAATAGGAGATAAATAAATATGGCTATATCACGAGCACAACTAGTTAAAGAACTAGAGCCAGGTTTGAATGCACTATTCGGCTTGGAGTACAAACAATACGTAAACGAAGCAGCAGAAATTTTCGATACTGAAACTTCAGACAGAGCTTTTGAAGAAGAAGTAATGTTATCAGGATTCGGAAACGCAGCTGTAAAACCTGAAGGTCAAGGTGTAACATTTGATGATGCACAAGAAACTTTCACGGCTCGTTACACTAACGAAACAATCGCATTAGCGTTTGCAATCACAGAAGAAGCTATTGAAGATAATTTGTATGACAGACTTGCGTCTAGATATACAAAAGCTTTAGCAAGATCTATGGCGAACACTAAACAAGTTAAAGGAGCAGCGGTTCTAAATAATGCATTTAGTAACACTTACGCTGGTGGTGATGGAGTAGCACTTTGTTCTACAGCTCACCCTACTCTTGCTGGAACTTTCTCTAACGAGTTAGCAACTCCTGCAGACTTGAACGAAACGTCTTTAGAGCAAGCTCTAATTGACATCGCTGCGTTCACAGATGAAAGAGGCCTAAAAATTGCGGCTAGAGGAATGAAATTAGTAATTCCTTCTGCGCTTCAATTTACTGCTGACAGACTAATGGCGTCTCAAGGCAGAGTTGGCACAGCTGATAATGATATCAATGCTATTAGAAACATGGGAATGATTCCTCAAGGATACACAGTGAATCACTTCTTAACTTCTAATAAAAAATGGTTCATTAAAACAGATGTACCTAATGGTCTTAAACATTTCATGAGATCACCTATCAAAACTACTATGGAAGGTGACTTCGATACTGGAAATGTTAGATACAAAGCTAGAGAGAGATACGTTTTCGGATTCTCTGACCCTAGAGGTATCTTCGGATCTGACGCAGTATAATCGTTAGATTATATTTTCTAAAAAGGGAGGTCCTTGTTGACCTCCCTTTTTTTATGTGCTACATAAAACAAATCATGAAAAAATTCCTAATACATATTTGGGCTTACAGTCACCATGCAAAATTTGAAGTCATAGCTGAAGATAATTCTGAATCTGTTGAAAATGCTATACTTGACAAAATAGGAGAAAAAAGTATAAAATGGGAAAATCTCGGCATCTCTTATGATCCGAAGATTAAACGTATAACTTTTGAGGAGGTTATAAATGATACAAGACCTATACAAAGCGAAAAGGTCCTTGGAGTTGAAGTGGGAACAAGAGTATCTTGATAATGGCAAGTATACTCTGGATATGGTTCAAATAGATAATAAAATAAAAGAAATTATCTTTGAAATCAAATCCGAGGAAAGTAGAATAGCACAAAGAGATGCTACTATTTTCAACACTGCTCCAGAAGTTTCTGTAGCTACTTAATAGTAAAAAGCTACATCATTGAAATTAGCAAGTTCATATAAGGATACCTTGCACTCTTCTAAAAAATAAGCTATAATTTACTTACTATATAATTTAACTTGGATGTAGACGCGTATAGTCGACGGCCTAAAGACTGCATTCACAATTTAGGAGAATATAAACATGGCAACAACAACATTTTCGGGACCAATTAAAGCGGGAACGATATCAAATACTACAGGAACTACACTTGGAACAAACATTAAAAACGTTGGTCAAGTGGTAATGTCTCAATCAGCTGCAATTACACAATCTACAACTGCTGCGGCAACAGGAATTGTTATTCCTGCAAACAGTCAGATTTTAGAAGCAACTGTATTTGTAACTACAGCTTGGGATAACTCTTCAACTTTAAGTATTGGTACTTCAGCTACTTCAAATGAACTAGCAACTGCTGTTGCAGTATCAACTATCAATACAATTAAATTAGCATCACAAGCAACTATTACAGATGCTGATGCTTGGGTTGATGTAGGAACTACTGATGTTGAAATTTATGTTGATGCAAGTGCAACTACTGCAGATGTTGGTAGAGGTATCTTGACTGTAACATACGTTCAAAACAACAATTTAGTTTAATTAAAAATTAAAGAGCTCCTCCGGGAGCTCTTTTAAATAGGAGATTACATGAGTTATAAATCAGATATACAAGCAACTAGATCAGATGCTGTAGCAGGAGCAACTGCGATTATTGCACAACCAATTCGTTTACGAGGAATTATCATTG